CCTGCGAGTCGAGGCTCTCCGCGAAGTCCAGGCGATTAACGACCGGGTGGTGTTCAGCGCAAAACAGCGTGTTGGCATCGCCAACCACGCGGCCAACTACGTCGCCAAGCTGATCGTCGACTGACCCCAGTCCTCCTTGCTGTGAGACCGGGGGCGGACGCCACATCCGCCCCCGGTCGCCTGCTTCTCCCCCGGAGGATCGACCGTGAAGCCGCGCTCCTGCGTTCTGCTGACTCCCCCGGTAGTCGAGCCCGTCTCTCTGGCCGAGGTCCGCGCTCAACTGCGGATGACATCCGACCAGACCGACGAGGACGCCTTCCTGCTCGCGGCCGTGGCAACGGCTCGCCGGCTGATTGAGCGGCGGCTCGGGATCTCGCTCGTGGCTACCTGCTACCGTGCCACCTGGCCGGCTGGGGCCACCGTGCTCGAGCTCCCCAACCCGCCCCTGCTTGTCGACGAGGACCACGCCCTGGTCGTGACGGTCGGCGGCGACGAGCTCGCCGGGACGGCCTACACCGTGGACGCTGACCTCCAGCCAGCCGAGATTGAGCTCGACACCCCGGCCGACGCCCCGGTGGTCGTAACGTACTGGGCCGGTGCCGCTCCCGGGGCTGGCATCGCCCCGCAGCTGCGGTCGGCGCTGCTGCTCTACGTCGGCCACCTCTACAACAACCGGGAAGCCTCTTCGCAGGATGCCCCGGCGGCCGTGCCCTTGGCGTTCGAGACGCTGCTTGCCAGCGAGTCCGTCACCGGGAGGTGGTGATGAGCCTCCCAGCCGGCATCCTCCGCGAGAAGGTGGCGATCGAACAGCCAGCCGTCTCCCGAAACAATCTGGGCGAGACCACGCAGACATGGTCCACGCTCGTCGAGCGGTGGGCCTCTGTCGAGGCCGTCAGCTACTCCGAGCAGCAGCAGCAGGGCCAGACGAGCGGGACGATCTCTCACTCGGTGCGGATGCGTTATGTGCCGGGGATCACGGGCAAGATGCGGCTCCGCTGGGGCTCGCGGCTCCTCTACATCTCCAGCGTGATCGACAAGAACAACCGCGAAGAGCACGAGCTCGAGTGCGAGGAGCGGGCCACATGATCGCGGTGAACTGGCAGGGCATGGATGGCCAGCTGGGGAAGCTCATGGAGGCGTACCAAGACCTCCCGCGGCATATTGCCAAGAAGCACCTCCGCGCGGCGATGAAGCGGGCGCTCAAGCCGGGCGTCCCGACGCTCAAGAAATACACACCCAAGCAGAAGACGCGGCTCGTGCTCGGACGGGACGGCGTAAGCGGTGAATACACGGCCAAGAAGGTAAAAGGCGGTGCGCTCAGGCGGGCCGCCACTTCCAAATCCAAGTATGTGGGCCGCAACAAGGACGGGATCGTGGTTGGCGTTCTCGGCTACAAGGCCGGCACCGAAAGCCGGAAGGCCATCTGGCTGGAGTTCGGCACGCCAACGATCAAACCCGTGGAGATGGTAAAGCGAGCGATGGCCGACATTGGCCCGCAGGCCGCGTCCGCCCTGGTCGTGGAGATGGCGAAGGCCCTGGAGGCCGCGGCACGCGACAAGGCGCCCGGCGTGGCAGAAGGATACCGGAGGAAGTAATGCCCAGCGAGGAAGTAACGCCGAGCCCAGAAGCCTGGATCTGCTCGGCCATTGACGCCGCAACCGCTCTGGAGACGTATCCGCACTTTGCACCGGACGGTGCCACGCTGCCCTATGTGATCTACCAGCGGGCCAGGACGGACCGCGAGAAGACCCTCGACGGCCAGACGGTCGGCATCGTCGGTACGTTCGGCGTGTTCGTCTATGCCGACACCTACTCGCAGTCAAAGACCGTGGCCGAGGCCGTCCGGCAGTCGATCGACAACTTCAATGGAGACGGCGGCGGTCTCACAATCGCACGGGTGGAGATCACGGACGAGCGAGACGGCGACCCCGTCTTTTTCGAGGGACGTGACACCGCGGTTTTCGTCGTCGAACAGACCTACACCATCGAGTGGGAAGAGTGACTTCCTCCGCTCAGTCGATGTAACTGACCTCACCTATGCCTAATTACGACAACGCCATACTGCACTACGAGCTCCGTGAGCCTCAGTTCAAATCGAACGCGGCGGGGACGCAGATCACGGCTCGCCTGCCGATCTATGCAGTCCGTGACACTGCCAGCCCGCTGCCAAGGCCGTCTCTGTCGACTGGGTTTTCGTGGTGGATGGCTGAGAGTCACCTTGCTTACTGGCCGATTACTGGCAGCACCTACGAAACCCGTGACGGTCTGTTCGACCTGATCGACTGGACAGAAGACGGATTCACCTCCGTGCAGTTTGGCTATGCAATAGTCCGCGACTCGGTGGCCTCGCAGCGAATCAGCGACGGCCGAGGGAAAGTCTGGCAGAGCGATTTTGTGCAGTTTGCCAGCCTGCCACTCAAAGGAAACTCAAGCCCACCGGCCATTTCGAGCGAGTACGTCACGTTCACATTTCCGACGCCAACGGAGCCGTCAAAACTTTACCTGGCCATCCGCTACCCACAGGCCAGCGCCAGTTCTGACTACTTCAAGAATTCGGCAGCGTGGTACACGCATTTCACAGAAGGTCCGCCCGTCAACGGGCAACCCGTGTCGCCGTCTTCGTTTTGGACTGGCGACCCTCCGATTTGGTACGGCGACGAAAAGACGTGGTATGTGCCAAGCGTCACTCTGAGCGCATCGCCTGCGCGCGTGAGCGAGGGGCAGACCTCAACGCTTACTATCACGACTCCTTCGTGGATGCGCGACCTTACGGCCAGCGACTTGAATGTGATTGGTGGGTCGCTTTCCAACTTTACGAAGGTAACGTGATTGGCCACCTACACAGCCACATTTACAAGAACAGCATCTGGAACACTTCCAGCGTCTGTTGTCCTTTCCAGCAGCCTGAGCGCTGTTCCGGCTGGGGTAACTTCAACGCCCGGGGCGTTGACGATAAGAACTAGCATTGGCGTACCATCAAGCGGAGGATCATCAGGAATGCCTGTACCAAGCTCACAGGGCACGACGTTCACATTCGGCGGCGTCACGTTCGCCGGGACCAATATCAAGGTCAAGAAGACCGGCAAGGGCTACGACCAGCGGGTCGACGTCTCGACGCTCGACTTGGCCGACGGTGCAGACAAGGTCTACGAAGACCCGCCGCTGTTCGACTACGGCTCCGAGGGCCGGAAGATCGAGATCAGTCTCAGCTTCCTGGGCGATGACGAGCCCAACACCGAGGACGAGCTCACGCTCGTCTGCGCGAAGTTCGGGATCAACGCCCAGGCTCGCTGCTCGGAGTTCGAGCTCGAGGCGGCGGTGGGCGAGAAGATCAAGGGCTCCGCGACGTTCGTTATCCCCGGCTAACAGGGGGACACGATGGGGTTTTTCGCCTCTGCACAGGGCTCGCGCGTGTTCTGGGGCGGCCGCCTCATCGGACGGATCACGTCCGCAAAGGCCGCGCAGTCCACAGGCGGATCGTTCGACTGTACGTCGATGTTCTCGCCCGTGATCGGCTACGGGTCGAACACTCGCGTCGTTCGCCAGGTCAACCCTGTCGACATCGCCCCGGCCGCGGTGACGCTCGAGCTCCTGGGCGGCTCCCAGTTCAGCCAGAGCGATCTGGGCCTCGTCCAGGTGCTGACCGTCTACACCCGTGGCGGCACATTGAGTGGGGCCGCGTATCTGCAAGACTTTTCCGCTGACGCCGTAGTAGGCGAAAAGATCACAAGCACGGCCACCTTCCAATTCACGGGGTTCTAAATGCTGACCGCAGATGACATCTTCGGGGGGCTCGCGTCCGAGCCGATTGAGGTCCAGCCGCCGGGGGCCACTAAGACCGTCAGGCTCCGATATCCGACGTTTGCCGAGTGGTACGAGCTCGTCACCGCCCAGCGGTCTCTTGACGGCAAGGATCCTCCGGCCGACCTGATTGCCAAGACGATCGCGGTCTGCGTGGCCGGCTCGGATGGAGCCCGCAGGATGACGGATGCCGAGGCCACGATCTTCCTGACGAGCTCCGCGAAGACGGTGATCTGGCTCTACAAGAAATGCTGGGAGACGGTCCTCCGCGACGATGACGATTCCGTCGGGGAGGACGCAAAAAAATAAGGAGCGCCCCCGACGCAGTGTTTCTGTTTCGGCTGGCGCTGCAAGCAGGACGGCTGGACGTCGACCGGCTGGCCTCAGAACTGACGATCAAGCAGGTGAGGTTGTGGAAGGGCTACTTCCTCAACGAGCCGTTCGGTTGCGAGTGGCAGCGGACGGCCCGGCTGGCGGCGTGGTTGTCGGCGGCGTTCGGTTGCAAGATTGACGAGGATGCCGAGGAAAAGTTCCTGCCGACGTATCGGATGAAGCCACAGACAGACGCGGAGATAGAGGCCGAGCTCTCAAAGATCCCCTGGTTCAAGAAGGTGAACGATGGCAGTGATCGGTAAAGTCTCCGCGATCTTCACGGCCTCAACGAGCGGCCTCACGGCCGGCGTCGACAAGGCATACGCATCGCTCAACAAGATGCAGAAGGGCGTGTCGAGCCTCAGGGGTGGGCTCGCCACGCTTACGGCCATCCAGGGCGCGCAGCTGTTCGGCCAGATCGCCTCCGCGGTTGGCGGAGCCGTCAACTCCATGATCGGCATGGCGGGCGCCCAGGCCGAGGTGATCGACAGTACGAGCAAGCTCGCGGCCCGGTTGGGATTCACCTACGGCGAGTTTGCCGGGCTGGCGTTCGCCGGCGACCTGGCTGGCGTGTCCATGCAGACGATCGCCGGGGCGGCCACGAAGGCCGACCTCGCGTTTGTGAAGGCGGCCGGCGGATCGAAGACGGCCATCGCAGCGTTCCAGAAGATCGGCCTCTCTGTGGACCAACTGAACGGCATGACGGCCGCCCAGCGGTTCGACACGATCGCGGCGTCGATCGCCGCCCTGCCGACCGAGGCCGAGCGAGCCGCGGCTGCCGTGGCGATCTTCGGCAAGGCCGGCGCCCAGCTGCTCCCGCTCTTCGCCGGCGGCGTGGACGGCATCGCCCAGGCCAGAGCAGAGGCGGAGCGGTTTGGCCTCACGCTCACGAATATGCAGGGCCAGCAGGTCGAGGGCATGAACGACGCGTTCACGCGTGCCCAGATGGCCATCCAAGGCGTGATCGGTCAGATCGTGGCCTATCTGGCCCCGGCGATTGAGGCCGTGACCACGACCTTCTCGGACTTCATCGGCAGCGTGGGCGGGGCCAACATCGGGCAGGCGATTGGCGAGGCCCTGCTCCAGGGTGCCACGTTCTTCGCCGGCATCGCGGACTATGTGATCGCCAACCTGGGCGGCGTGTTTGAGTACGCAATGGCCGTGGGCCAGTCGTGGGCCGTTGGCTGGGATCTCGGCGGCCGCGTGGCCAATGCCCTTTACGGTGCCTTCAAGGTCTTTGAGTTTGTCGGCAACACGATCGGCGGGCTGTTCTTCGCGGTCATCTCAGGGCTCTATAAGGTCGCGGCCGGGATCGCGTCCGTAATCCCAGGATTTGGCGAGCAGGCCAAGGCGTGGGACCAGACCTCAAAGACTGCGTTCGCCACGGCGGACAACTACATGCAGACCGCGTCCGCGAACATTGCCCAGAGCGGGGCTGCTTTCGGCGCTGCCCTAGACACGGGCACGGCTGCCGTCGGCCAGAACATTGCCGGCCCCGTGAGTCAGACGCTCCAGTCCGCCGTGGACAAGGCCCGCCAGGCGGCCTCCCAGAAAGACACCGCGGCCGAGACGACGCTCCAGGCGAAGCAGGCGGCGGTCGTTGACGTCGGCCCGTCCACGGCGGCCCTCAAGGCCACCGACGCGACCTCGAAGGAAGGCATCGCGGAGATGTTCCGCATCATGCGGGGCGAGGGCCAGAACGACATCGCGGAGCGGCAGCTCGAGGTCCAGGAGCGGATGGCCAGCGGCATCGAGCAGCTGGTGGGCGGCGGCGAGGACTACACGGAGGCGGCGATCGCCGGATTCTGATGGCTGTCGTTGGATACCGAGAGATCGCCAAGGGCTCCGGCGTGTCCGGCAAGTTTGGCGAGAGCAACACCTACACACGGGCGTTCCTGGTCCGCGTCGACCATCCAGGCACGTCGAAGGTCCAGATCGCCTCCGCCCCTGGCGTGGTCTACGGGGCCGCCCACCCGCACCAGGCCAACTGCAAGGCGATGGAGTTCGACTGCTCGCTATCCGACGATGTGGGCCTCTGGTGGACCGTTACGGTCCGCTACTACATCCCGCCCCCGGAGGCCACGCCAGACGAGAACGGCCTTCCCAAGGACTGCTGGGCGGCCAACGGTGGCACGAGCACCGGCCCGGCCTACGAGGAGATCGACGGAGACACGATCGTCAACTCGGCCGGCGATCCGCTTGAGGGGATCGAACGCGAGAACGATGACATTTCCTGGACGCTCACGAAGGCATATTCGGGGATGGATTGGAACACCGACCGACTTGCCAAGTCCAACACGGTCAATAGCGCCAGTTGGAACGGAGGGGCGATCGGAAGGTGGAAGGTCAACTTCCGCGGAGCCCAGAAAAAAGAGATCACGCAGAAGACAACGACCGGCGGCGGAGCCGACCAGGGCGACGGCACCTACTCGCCGGCCACGGCCACAGAGACCAAGCTCTCGTACTGGGAGGTTCACTGGGAGTTTCGATATCGGCGTGAGGGCTGGAACGCGAAGCCGTGGGACGTGGGCTTTAACGAGCGGTGCGACTCCTCTGGCAACGCCACGAGCTCGGGCACGCAGCGGAAGGCGATCGTCGGCAAGGACGGCAAGGCCGTGAAGCAGCCCGTCGCCCTTTCGAGCGGCGTGGCCAAGGCAGCCGGGCAGAAGCCTGACATCGCCAACGGTGGGGCCGGCTTCGAGATCTACGAGAAGACCTCCTTCTCCTCGTTTGGGGAGCCGTCCTGATGCCAGGGAAACGCGAGCGGATCACGCTGGGCCGCCGCGATCTGCGCCGGATCTCCAAGGTCGTGCGCGACTCGGAGCGGGGCGATCGGGACATGGGGC